GTCGTTTTCTTTAACTGGCTCATCATACATTGTATCGTTACTCATCTTCCATCTATATGACTTTAACTCATCTAATAAACCATCTAAATTAGCGAATATCTTCAAACTGCCATTTCTAATTCGCACAGTTACAGCTCCGATGCCATCTAATACCTTGTTGTCTGCTGGTGATACTGCTCCTTGGAAGTATTTACGTAATTCTTTCAAAGATTGTGGAGATGATGGGTCTCCGTATATTTTGTAAATAAACTCATCATAAGATATATTGGATATTTCAGTTGCAAATTCCTGTGCCGTTTTACCTTTCTTCTTGTATTCTCTGTAAACATACCAAGTATCTGTGTCTTTGTCAACTGCAACCCAAACTGCTGCACATGGGTTATTAAACCCGAAGTCTACACCGATGTATCTACGCCAATCGCTTGGAATATCAAATGGCTGCACCAAATTGACATCTTCTCTGAAGTCAGCGTAAACTGAGCCTGAAGGTCTCGTCCACTGTGCTTCGTAGAACATCTTAAACTTCCAATCTGGCATCGTAGCTCTTAGCCTTTCAAACTCTTCAATAGGGAAGTAAGGATTAGTCTTTGAGTCAAAGGTTATTACTTCAATATCTTCATCTTCTCCTGAAGCCCATTTATCGTATACCTCAGTCTTTATCCAGTTCCAAAAGTATGGAGTAGTTGTAATCAAAATTCTACCTCTATGAAAAGCAGTTCTTCTTCTAACAACGTCCCAAACTAAAGCGTCCATTTGTCCAGCTTCGTCTAACCAAGCAGCTCTAACGTGTGCTCCTTCTAAACTTAATGGGTTATCAGCAGAGCCCATTATTACTCTTCCGCCTTCTGGTAAATACCATACTTTTTCATTAGTTCTATAATAAGCACCGTAAGGTTCAAGCAAATTCTGAATATAAGGCATCAAATTACGAATTAGCATTGAATATGTCGGTGCTACAGCCATAAAAGTGGCTCTTGGGTCTTTCTGTATCTCTCTTAACAGCCAAAATGAGCCCAGCAGGGACTTACCACCGCCTGAACCAGCTATTACAGCGACAATTCGCTTCTCGGAATTCCAAGCTTTAAGCTGTCCAGCATGTGGAATGAACTGTATTTTGGCTTTTGGCACTATTCTTCACCACCAATCGCTTCTTTTTCGTCTTCTACATTGATAATTTGTGGTTTTGGAAGCTCTTTTTCCTCTTTTTCGTCTTGTTTTATCACAACTTCAACTAAAGGAGTGTTGAAAGACGTCTTTTTGCCGTTTTTACTGTAATTTAAGCCCATGTCAGCACTCAATTTTTGCACTTTTACAATCGCATCGACCCATTCTTTAACATCTTTTGGCGATAATGACTCTGCATCGAGAGTAGCCAAGCGTTGATTAACCTTATCAAGGAACTTTTGGGCAACTCCAGTGAGCTCTTCATGTAATTTATCTGATGTAAACGCTCTCTTTTTGCCTCTTTCCTCCAATATGTATTCGTCATATGCGTTGGCTCGCTCCTCCCAATTATAATTTTGATAGAAAGTAACATAAGATGCAGGCACTTTTGTTCTTCCCTGCATCTTTGCAAGCTGTTCTAAGGAACGTCCAACGCCTAACATTAAGTATTTTTCAAACAAATTATACTCATTTTGAGGTTCATTTGGCTGTCTTAGCCATATTTTATCCCTCTTTGTAGGCATCTTTATCCACCTCTGTTATTTTTACATTCACTCCCTGCCCTTCTCTGCCTGGCACTAACCTAATTATAGCGTGTATTTCCATCACTTGAGAGTCGTCTACATAAGCCGCTCCTGTCATTCCGTCTAATAACGACTTAATTACGTTATCTATATCTGGTTTTTTTGTCGTTGCTGAGTAATACATGTCTAATTCAAGCTTAATTCCACCAATTAAGGGCAGTGGAACGTGCTCTTTAGTTATATCGTTAATGTATTTTTCGTATACTAAAGTTTCCTTGGGAGTGTAAAATTTACCTGTCTTCGCAGAATATTTTGCTCTTTGCTTTGGTCTCGGTCTTCCAGCTATAAAAAACTCATATTCTGTTTGCATTTCTTTCACTTCCCCTTTAATATTTTTCATATACTACTTTATATTATACACCATGCCCTTGTATCGCTTGCCCACTCTTAATGCATTAAGCCCTTTTACATTAAGCTCAATGATATCTACCCACAAATCTTCATCTAAATCCTCATTTATTTGCAAGTAAATTGTGTGTTCTCTGGAATGTATCCATAATACTTTCGCAATTCCAGTGCGTATTAACAAGTAATAAATCAAATTGGGTCTTGATATATGTATCAATTTACCCATTGTTCTTGATTTCCAAGGCACTTTGCCGTTATTTATTGACGTTGCAAGCCACAACAAAGATAAATCAGCAACTCTGTTTTTAATTAAATCCAATTCAGCATCGTCGTAAAAGTGTAAATTTCGCATCACTTTATCTAATTTCGGTGCTGTTTTATTAAATCTTTCCCAAAAATCGTCTCTTTTACAACACCAAACCAAGCCTGCATAGTAAAGCCAGCCTGCGGCGTGTGCCGAATAACTGGTTCTATCTATGGAATAAGCGTTGAAAAACACTGTTGATACCAAAGAATACTTGTTCAAGTAGGGAAAATATAGTTTCCAGTAGTCTCCAGAATTAACAATTTGCACTTCTTGATGCTCTAAAACACGCCAATAGTCTTGCAATAACGGTGTGGATTGAAACATTCTTAAAATTGTTTGCGGGTCTAACGCAATCCTTAAGTCAAACTCTATTTTTCGTTGCTTTGGAATGTTAACTTGTTTCATTATTAGTAAAATCTTGTAATAATGTAAGCTGTTTTTCGTTTTTGGGTATAGTTTCGCAATTAGGACTTAGCCACACACACTCTGTGCGTTTAAGCTTTTCCCCATTTTCTTTGTTTTGTAAGTGTTTTGTTCCCTTAGTAGTTCCAGTAGCGTGACACCTCACTTCTATTTTTATTTTTATCCAACCAGCTTGCTCTAATGATTTATAGATATTATGTTCATATCCAGATAATATTGCTTTACCTTTAATGTGTAATAATAAGTCTACTAAATCTTCATGGTCTTTGAGAGACATTTCATGTTCATATGCTTTACATTTACGAGTTTCTAATACATAAGGAGGGTCTAAATAAAAGAAAGTTTCTTCTGTGTCATATGCTTTTAATATTTTTCTAAAGTCATTATGCTCTATTTGAACTCTAAGAAATCGTTCCGATACTTCTGGAAGCAACTCTATACTTGAAAACCAACAGCTAACACGTTTTGCCATGCCTTTTCTGCTCCCTATTACTCCATACCCCCAACCAGCTCCGAGTTGTCCACCAAAATTTTGCCTTGCAGCTACGAACCATTTTACTGCTCTTAAAATATCATCTTCTTCGTCTCTCCAAGTATCTCTACAATAATAAAATTCCTCACGTGAATAAGGAATTAACATCACTTGCTCATAAAACCGCTTAAATTTGTCTTTGTCTCTGATAACTCTGAAGAAGTTTACTAACCCACTGTCAATATCATTATAGACTTCTACCTGAGAAGGTTCTTTTGCTAATAAGAGGTTGGCAGCGCCTCCAAATACCTCAACATATGTATGATGCTTCGGTATTAAAGGCAATAGTTTGTTTACCATATAATGTTTTCCTCCATACCAAGGAAAGGGAGCTCTTAGTCGCTTACCCACACCTATTCACCTTGTGTCTCGGTGCCATTACCTGGATTAACATTGTTTTCCGTCCCGTACTTTACGCCCAGCAGCTCCATCTGCTTATGTGGAGCAGGAACGTAATTTAGCCAAACACACTCTTTACGCTTAAGTTTATGCTTATTGCTGTCATTATAGATGTACTTCGTGGCTCTAGTCTTTCCAGTAACCCAGCACCTAGCTTCAAACACCAATTTAGTCCACCCAGCTTCTTCTAACGGCTTATACAGTTCGTGGTCGTAACCCGATAGCATTGCTTTACCCGTAATGTGCAGCAGCATATCCACTAACTCCTGATGGTCTTCTAAAGCCATCTCGTAACGATACACAGCCTCGGTTCGTGTATCTAGCACATATGGCGGGTCTAAGTAAAAGAAAGTGTTTTCGGTATCGTACGCCTTAAGAATTTTTCTAAAATCGTTGTGCTCTATCTGAACCCGTAACAACCTCTCAGCAACCTCAGGTAACATGTCTATCGCTCCCCAGTACTTGCTTATATTATTCGCCATTCCACGTACTGAACTTGTTACACTATATCCCCAGGATCTGCCGAAATTGCCGCTAAAGCTCTGCCTTGCCACCACAAACCATTTAACTGCCATCTGCACGTCGTCCTCTTCTTTGTCCCAGGTCTCTCGGCATTCATTGTACTCCTCTCGGGAGTAAGGCATTAGCACGACCTGCTCGTAAAATTTCTGAAACTTATTTTTATCCCTTAGCACCCTAAAGAAGTTAACTAGCCCACTGTCAATGTCGTTATACACCTCCACTGGCGATGGATCTTTAGCTAAAAGTAAGTTGGCAGCACCACCAAACACCTCCACATACGTGTGGTGTTTCGGTATTAAAGGCAAGAGTTTTTTAACCATAAAATGTTTGCCGCCTATCCACGTAAATGGGGCCCTTAGTCGCTTAGACATATTATCACCCCTTTAATCTTTCTTCTGCAAGCTTAATTGCCGCAGGCGATATATCTACACCTATCCACCTTCTATTTAATCTTTGCGCTACAACTAAGGTTGTCCCACTTCCACAAAAGAAATCTGCTACCACATCGCCTTCGCTAGATGATACTTTTATAATCCTCTCTAGGAGCTTTTCTGGCTTCTGTGTTGGATAACCCGTACGTTCTTTAGCCATGTTGTTAATAGATGGAATGTCCCATACATCATCGACCTTTTTAAATTGCCCTTTCATCTTCTGAGAAGAGGCAGGAACCATTTCTGGATAAAATTTATAATCGTTTGTTTTGGTGTAAAATAAAATCGTGTCGTGTTTTCGAGAGAAACGCTTGGGAGAACTTCCGCCAAGCCCGTAATGCCATATAATCTCATTTTGAAAGTTCTTATACCCGAATATCTGGTCTAGCATTATTCTAATGTGCGCATTAGCGTGCCAATCACAGTGTAAATAAAACGAACCAGTAAGGCGCAACGTTTCATACATTAATTGCACCCGCTGTTTAAGCAAGTCAATATATTGTTCTATTCCACCTTTCCACTTATCGCTGAAACGGCACCTCTAAGCGATAGTACAATAAACCACTTCGTACAGCTTGTTCGTGAAAAACGGTGGGTCAATATAAATCAAGTCAAAGATTTCTTTTGGTATTTTTGCCAAAATATCTAGGTTATCGCCGCATAAGAGCCTATTTACAAAGCCTTTATCGTTTTTTATTGTGCAATCTAATGCCATTATCAGCAACGTCCTGCACCGATTTTGTTAAATTGACTTAATTGCGACACGTTTGGCTTATTTATGGCTAGATTAGAATTTATGAATGTTACCCACACAGCCCCCACCCACATGCGGGGCACGTTACACATCCGTTTTCGTGTACTACTTTCGTTCCACATTCGGGGCAAAAAACATAATCATGGGCACCTTGTTTTTTCATGATCTCTTCCTTCTTCTTTTCAACAGTAACGCTCTGCATTTTAACTTCATCATTCATACGCAACACCTCCCTAACGTTAAACTCTTAACGCCTTGAGTTATCTCTTTACCGCATACCATGCACCGCGTGCTTACTCCTTCTAGCTCCAGCTCTGGTAACTCCATGCCTGACTTCACAAGTGCACTGTGAATTATTTCCGTGTTCCTC